GCTACGTTAGCAGCGCCCTTAGCAACTGGAACTGAATCCCAAACATAACCGCGACCTAAAGGACCTACACCTAAACTCATAGGTGAAGGATTGCCGCTGTTCATACCCATATTGGTATAAGCAGGGCCTAAATATAAATCATCTGAAAACTGTGGCATGGCAAAACTCCTTGAAAAGTTGCCTATTATTCGTTGCGGGGAGGGGCCATGAAGCCTGATCCTCCCCGTTTACCTACGTTACTTACACACCCGGCGTTCCGTACATTGCACGTGGATCTGTAAATCCAACTTGATAACGTTCTGTTGCTTTATAGCGCATCGAGTCAGTCTCAAAATCACCTTCCATCGTCTTTTCCAACGCACGACGCATCAAGAGCTTCATGCCCTCGGGTGCATCGGTCTGAACCCACCAAGCTGTCGAGCTGGTCAAACGGGACAATACAGCAGCGCCCTCATCCAACAAACCGATTGACTTGATTGGGTTCACGTCGTTGTTTGATGTACCAGTACGCAACACAGACTTCAGCAATACTTCAGCCTGGAAGATGTTACCGGGAGCAACAACCAATTGACGGGGAACTAAACGAATCTTCTTACCGTTGTTATCCACTGCCTGACGAATCTGGATCAACATCTGCTCCAAAGAAGTCTGTGACAGGTTAGCAGCAGTAGCGAGCTGGTTACTGAATGTACCGTTCACGATTGGGTGAGCAGTAGAAATCAGAGGCACGCCATCACCACCGGGATAAGAGGAGTTGAACGCATAGTTCAGAACAGCAGCACAGTTCAATTCCTTGGTTTCAATCAAGGACTGTGCCAAGTGGCGAGCGTAGACTTGACCGATACGGATATGGTCGCCGTCTTCTACCAACACTTTGGTCAAGGCAAAAGCCAAACCAAATACTTGGTAAACGTAACGCTTCAGGAATAACACACCACCTTGCTGATAAGTGACAGGTGTACCGTCGGGCAACTGGGGAGCTGCGCCGAAACCGTACAATACTGGCTCTTCGTGGTAGTTACGGGGAATACCTTGTTCTTCACGGAAAACGCGCGACCATTCGTCTGCACGTTGGTCGTACACGCCATCAAAACATTCGTTAAGAATAGGTTCTACTATGGACCGGAAGTCCGTACTTCTCATTGGGGCTGCCATAATTCATGCCCTCCTTAAATTGCGGGTGACACAGCTTGGAACTGTGTTTTCGCTACGGTGACACGCACGATGGTATAAGCATCGCCCCAGTTGTTATCTACATAAGGAGCTAGATCAACAATGCGAACCTGACCTTGCACAGTGCTACCAACAAGCGTAGCAGAGATTGTGCACTGGGAAAGACCTGTTGTGGTCGAACCAGCAGTCAAGTTGCTGAAGTTAGCTTCGTTACCGATAGCAGTTTGAGCAACAGAACCATCAGCCTGAATTTCATAAACGATGTTAGGATCGTTGTAGAAATAAGCTACGCAAGAACCCGCCTGATAGGCAGTGTTAGCAGGCCAGTAGTTAGATACGCGGCGACGGCCGGTTGTATCTGTCCACTCAACTCCAGCAAACGCGCCCGTGAAGGCCTCGGTGCTCGTTACAGGGATGATATTGCCAGAGTTCGCTGAATACTCAACGGGCTGGCCTTTTAGGATTGTAGAAGCATAGCCACTAGCTATACCTCCAGCAAGAGCTTGAGCACGGTCTAGGCCACTTGGGTGGAAGGCCGGGCGCAAGCCAAAGGGTGCGGATGTTGCAGACATAATTGTCTCCTTTGGGTGCCGTTACCCGTAAAATATAGGTGCGGGTTGCGGCTGATCAAAATTACCCAATCCATCGCCTTCAACTGAAGCAAGCCTACGGCCTGAACTATCCCGTGCTCCCTGAAGCTGCTCCATTTGCACGCGAATCTTTTGTGCGTCCTCTTGGGGCATATCATGGTGAAAGTGTGTCATCAATTCCTGATACATATCCATTGGAATCTTAAACAACAACATTTCATTACACTGAATATAACCAACATACTCACCAGACTTGACTTTGTAATTCTCAAACCCAGGTATTTCATCCGTTTTCACAGGCGTGTAACCTAGACGAATTCGCTTATCAATACTGTCGTAGCCGTTAGTCGTCGACAACCAAATTAGATGCCATCCCTTTAATTCGGGGACGTTGGGCAGTGCGCTTTGTGTCCATTCATCTTTCCACATCTTGCGACGTTCATCAGATAATGCAGACTGGTCTTCCGGTGCCTCTCGAACTGAATCAAGACTCCCGCGGGATTCGCGGCCACCAGCAGATAAATTCTTCTTTAAACGATCATCCATTTTGTAATCTCCTTATTTTCTGTTGCGATCATCAAGCGCGTACCGTTTGATCATTCTGGCGCGCTTCTCAGGGTCATCCCACATACCGGCATCTTTCATAGCTCTTACACGATCAGGCGATAACGTAAACGTATTCGCTCGACCCCCGCTATTTGCTGCCGATTCCCTGCCTGATCCCGTAACAACAGTTCTAGGCCTACTTCTTGGAGTTTCGTCAATAACATCATTATACCTGTGTGGGAGGTACTTTTGCAATCTATTATCTAATTCATCCCAATATTCAGGAGATGCAGGATTCCATCCTTCCTTAACCATCTTCTTGTCAATGGTCATTGCAATCTCTGAATCTTCATCTTGCCCGCTTGGGTCATACCAAGAATTATCGTTTAACCAATCAGCAGCTAATCTCTGAACGGCAGGATCAGGTGCTGTAGGCGGGCGTGAAGTGGGAACAGTTGCTTGCTTCTTTAGGTTCTCTAAAGATTCAGAAGTACGGCGCGCTTCGTAATAAAGCTCCGTAGCCTTAGCATGGAGATCGCCATTACCTGTCTCAATCGCTTCTTTCATCTTCTGTTGGGCAAATGTAATTCGAGCTTGCTGTTCTTGCATTGCAGCATCAATTCGGGCAATATCGTGCCCCTGTGTTTTCCGCTCAACTTCCGCTAATCGGGTCAACAACTCTTGATTCTGTCTCTGCAACAACTGCAACCGTGTATCTTTCTCGGCTTGGACTTTCTTATGATATTCCTTACGAGATTTACGCTTATCGCGCTTAGCTTGACGCGCAGCTTCCGCTTCTGGATCTACTTGACCATTAGCTTCAATCTCTGCACGTTCAGCAGCCGCATCTTCGTCTTCATCATCTTCTTTCTGCTCAATAGCAGGCTCGGCCTCCACCTCTGGAATTAAATCCTTTGGTAGCTCAACCGTAGCACCGCCATCCTGATCCTCTTGGATCAACATGACTTGCTCTTCCATACGACCTCCTAGACGAACGCTTTAACGAGTAGTGGGTTGCCAGTTATCTGGGCAATCACTTCGTGGTCATTAATAACAACAAACTCAGCGAATTCTTTGTCCTTGCCGGGAATAGGTACTTCCCAACGGTCGCCGCCCCATTTTGGAATGCGTATGTAATCACCTGCTTTACACCACGCACCTTCTGGCCACGGTTCCATTGTGTCCCGCTTTCTAAATGCCAGAGGTCCAATCTCAATCACCTTCCCAACGATGTTCTGCCACTTTTCAGTCGCCTTGGTTTCTTCAACTAACAATATCCCAGACTTTGTTGCCCGTTCCTTTGCCTGTCTCAGTTGTACCAAAATCCGCGCCCCAAGAGGTTTCGCACCAGGTTCCACAAGCGGAAATGCCGCTTCTAATTCAGCCGAATAATCGGCCACTGGTAAATCACTCATCTTCTTCTTCCCGTAGTAGGTTCTCTAATATGTCTAGAGAAGCCTGCATGCCTTGTATCACTCCACAAAGCCTTTGGTACGCCGCGTAGTCAGTTGCGTTACCATGTGCTAACGACTCGGCGACCTCAGCTTTCCGCGCTTTTACAGCGCCTATGAAGTCTTCTACATATCTCATGCGTTCTTCTTTTCGACACCACTTGTAAAGTTGCCATGATCCGAATTGGCCTCAGGCATTGTTGCACTTCCCTTCTCTCCCATCTCTTTCCCGTCCAACCACGCGCCTGCTGCCATACGCGCTTTGTAACGTACTTGCTCCGACTGCATCTCTTTAACTTCTTTATCCATGATAATCTCCAAAAACGCCTACCGGCGTGATTACTGTAAATTCTCTTGAGCTAACTGCTCTGCTTCACTTACTGATTTCTCCTGCTCCTGACGAGTCTTTAATTGATCTGCCATAACCTGAGCGCTCTTCATTCTCTCTTGCGTTAAGTTGTTTTCAGCATTTAACGCCACCTCAATAGCCCTATCCTTCTGGGCTTCACTCACCTCGATTTGATCTTTTGCTTGTTGACGCTGGAACTCAGCCTGCAACTCCACTTGCTTCATCTGCATATCCAACTGATCACGTTGCGTCCTGCGCTGCGTCTCAGCCATAGAAGCCTGCAACATAGCCTGTGAAGCGGGATCAGGAGGCGGCTGCTGCGGAGGCGAGAACTGCTGCAACATCTGTATCATTTGCTGACACGCCTGAATGACCGGCATCATTACTTGCGTCTCAGACTTCACAGACTCTGCCGCCATCGCAATAATGTGATCAATCTTCTTAACGTCTTGTTTTATATCGCCATCTGCAAATGTATAAGTCTTGTTACCAGAATGTGCAGCCATGCGGTCACGATACCATAATGTCATGTGCTGCTTGATATGCTCTAACGCACCCGGTATGAACTGCGGCCCCATTAAGATATTGCCACCCAAGACCGGATCTAAGCCAAAGTCCATGTGCGCTTGAATGTGCGCCAGATGATCTTGGTTAGGATACGCAAACGCATGGTGTCCTAGCGCCATAGCGGCGTTCTCTTCCGCTGCATCCATCTCCGTGGGCTTAACAGAGTCAGGCATAAGCTCCGGTACATCAGGAACTTTCAACTGCTTCAACATCCGGCTCACCACAGCCTTCATATCAAACAACTGCGGATACTGACCCGCCATCTGCATGACAGACTGCATCTGAGCAATACGCTGCGTCTCTGAGAATATGTGCGGATCAGATACCGGAACGATATCACTGTTGCGATTGAAGTCTGAACGCTCTACTTCCAAATCTTCAACAACGTCACCACGCAACTGATCATCCAAATACCATCTGTTGATTCGCCCGATAATCATCAGGACTTTCTTTTGCGAGGCGTGTAATCGAGCATGAATAGCCGAGAATACCGCAGCACCTTGCTCAATCAACGCCTGAGTTGTACCCACAGGC